GGGCCCGAGGATGCCGGTGTAGTGCGGCGCGTGGCCCTGATCGGGGAGACCTACGACCAGGCCGTGGCGGTAATGATCAAGGGCGACAGCGGGCTTCTGGCCTGCTCGCCGCCCGACCGGAAACCGCGCTGGATATCGAGCGAGCGGCGGCTGGTTTGGCCCAACGGAGCCGAGGCGCGGGTCTATTCGGCGAATGATCCCGAGGCGCTGCGGGGCCCGCAGTTCGATTGTGCATGGGCCGATGAACTGGCGAAATGGCCTCGGGCGCGCGAGGCGTGGGACATGCTGCAATTCGGGCTGCGGCTGGGGGCGTCTCCGCGGGCAGTGGTGACCACGACGCCGCGCAACGTGGCGATACTGCGGGAGCTTCTGGAGCGCGAGAGCACGGTGCGAACGCATGCGCCGACCGAGGCAAACCGGGCCTATCTGGCCGATGGGTTCATCCAGGAGATGCGCGCGCGCTACGGCAACACGCGGCTTGGCCGTCAGGAGATCGATGGCGAGCTTCTGGCGGAGGCCGACGACGCGCTGTGGCGGCGTGCCGATATCGATGCGGGGCGGGTGGATGCGATCCCCGACGGCGCAAGGATCATCGTTGCGGTCGATCCGCCGGTCACGGGGCACGATGGCTCGGACGCCTGCGGGGTCGTCGTCGTCGCCGTCCTGACCGAGGGTGAACCGAATGAATGGCGCGCGGTAGTGGTCGCCGATTGCAGCGTGAGCTCGGCAAGCCCGGCGACATGGGCCCGCGCCGCCGCCCGAACCTATCACCGCTACGGGGCCGGGCGCATGGTCGCCGAGGTCAACCAGGGCGGTGAGCTGGTGGAGGTGGTGATGCGGCAGGTTGATCCGTTGATCAACTACGCCGCGGTCCGCGCCACCCGAGGCAAGGCCGCGAGGGCCGAGCCGGTGGCCGCGCTTTACGAGCAGGGGCGCGTGGCGCATCTGGGCGAATTGCCCGAGCTGGAGGACGAGATGTGCCTGATGACACGCCAGGGCTACGAGGGTCAGGGCAGCCCGGACCGGGTCGATGCCCTGGTCTGGGCGCTGACCGACGGATTGCTCCGTCCAGCGGCGGCCCGGCTTCATCCCGGCATCCGCGCCCTGTGACCCAATTTCCGGGCGTGGTGGGGAACCTAAGGAGTGACGCGCATGATATTGAAATACCTTCGAAAAGCGAATCCGCTCCCGAGGGAGGAAAAGGCATCGGCCGGCGCGCGCGTCGCGGTCTGGGGAAGTTCGGGGCGCGCGGCGTGGAGCCCGCGTGACACGGCCTCGCTGACGAAGAACGGCTTTCACGGCAACCCGGTGGGTTTTCGCGCGGTCAAGATGATCGCCGAGGCCGCCGCAGCGCTTCCCGTCATCTGCCAGGACGAGCGCCGGCGCTATGAAACGCATCCGGCGCTTTCGCTGATCGCCCGGCCCAACATGGAACAGGGTCGGGCCGACCTGATGGAAGCGGCCTATGTTCAGCTGCTCCTGTCTGGCAACGCGTACCTTGAGGCCGTTGTCGCGGATGAGGGTTTGCCGGTTGAGCTGCACATCCTGCGATCGGACCGGATGAGCGTCGTGCCCGGTGCGGATGGCTGGCCGGCCGCGTACGACTATACGGTGGGTTCGCGCAAGCACCGCTTCGCGGCTGAAGTGATCTGCCACATCAAGTCGGTGAACCCGCGTGACGATCACTACGGGTTGGCACCGATGCAGGCGGCGGCGACGGCGATCGACGTCCACAACGCCGCGTCGCGGTGGTCAAAGGCGTTGCTGGACAATGCCGCGCGTCCTTCGGGGGCGATCGTCTATCGCGGCATGGAAGGCGGCGGTGCGATGAGCCAGGACCAGTTCGAGCGCCTTCAGTCGGAGCTGGAAAACCACCACCAAGGCGCGCGCAACGCGGGGCGACCGATGCTGCTGGAAGGGGGCCTCGACTGGAAGCCGATGGGGTTCAGCCCGTCGGACATGGAGTTTCAGAAGACGAAGGAGGCGGCGGCGCGCGACATCGCGCTGGCCTTCGGCGTGCCGCCCATGCTGCTGGGGATACCGGGCGATGCGACCTATGCCAATTACGCCGAGGCGCACCGGGCGTTCTACCGGCTGACCGTTCTGCCACTGGCGCAAAAGGTGCTGGCGGCGATGTCGCACTGGATCTCGGGGCTTGGCGGGGATCGTGTGGAGCTTCGCCCCGATCTCGACCAGGTGCCAGCGCTGGCCGCGGAGCGGGAGGCGCAGTGGCGGCGGATCAGCGATGCCGAGTTCCTGACGGAGACCGAAAAGCGGCGTCTGCTTGGGCTTCCGGATCGACCGGAGGCGACATGAGTGTCCGTCAGAACGTTGGAGGCTCGCGGTACCTCTACGCGCCGTTCGATGTGGCGAATGCTCGTATCGAGGCCAATGAACGGGTGCTCGAGGAACGCTGGCAGGCGCTGACCTTTCGGCTGGAGGGCATCGAGGGCGCGCTGGAACGCCTCGAGCGGCGTCTCTGGCTTGCCGTTTTCGGCGTGGTCGCGGTTATCCTGACTGAAGCGATCAGCCATCTTCTCGACATCAACGCCGGTCTTTAGGAGCTTGACATGCATGAATTTTCTGATGCGGGACTGGAAACGAAATTCTGCCGGTTCATCGCGGAGGCCTCGGTCGGCGCCGATGGCCTGATCGAGGGATATGCCTCGCTTTTCGGGGCGCCGGATCAGAGCGGAGATGTGGTCGAGCGCGGCGCCTATGCCCGCAGCCTCGGCGACGGGCGCAGGATCAAGATGCTGTGGCAGCACGACCCGCGCGAGCCGATCGGCGCCTGGAACGAGGTGAGGGAGGACGAGAAGGGCCTCTATGTCAGGGGGCACCTGCTGAGCAGCGTCGCCCGGGCTCGTGAGGCGGCGGCCCTGATCGAGGCGGGCGCCATTGACGGGCTGAGCATCGGCTACCGCACGGTGAGGGCCACGAAGAATGACAAGGGCCAGAGGCTCTTGTCGGAACTGGAGCTTTGGGAAGTGTCACTGGTGACCTTTCCGATGCTTTCCCAGGCGCGGCTGTCACCGGCGCGGCCAGAGGCGGCCAAGGCGGAGATGCTGCGTGACCTGGCGACGGTGTTCGATGAGGCCCGCCGCAAGATGGCGGTGCGCACCGCCCGCTGATCCAACCGCACATAGAGGTGATGTGATGACCGAGACCGAACCAGCGGGCCCGGAGACGGCCCCGTTGTCTGAGGTGAAAGCCGCACTTTCCGGCTTTTTGAATGAGTTCAATGACTTTCAGGACGATCTCAACGTGAAGCTCCAGAAACAGGAAGAGCGGATTGCCATGCTGACCACGAAGACCATGACCCATCTCCGCCCCGCCTTGAGCGTCGAGGCGAACGCGGCCTTGCCGCATCGCAAGGCGATGGCCGCCTACCTTCGCTGTGGCGATGACGACGCGCTGCGCGGGCTCGAACTGGACGGCAAGGCCATGAACACGGCGGTCAATGCCGAGGGCGGCTACCTGGTCGATCCCCAGACAGCCGAGAGCATCCAGTCGGTTCTGCGCACGGCGTCGAGCCTGAGGGCGATCGCCAATGTTGTCACGGTGGAGGCGACCTCTTTCGACATTCTGATCGATGCGACGGATGTGGGCGCCGGCTGGGCCGATGAGGTTACCCCCACCAGCGAGACCGACGCGCCTCAGATCGAACGTATCTCGATCCCGCTGCATGAGCTTTCGGCGCTGCCAAAGGCGTCGCAGCGACTGCTGGACGATTCCGCGTTCGATATCGAAGGCTGGCTGGCGGGCCGGATCGCGGACAAGTTCGCCCGCGCCGAGGCGGACGCCTTCATCAACGGGAACGTGTCCGGAAGGCCGAGGGGCGTCCTGAGCCACGCGACGGTGGCGAACGGTAGCTGGAGCTGGGGCAATATCGGCTATGTCCCCACGGGCACGGCGGGCGATTTCGATCCCTCGAACGCCTCGGACGCGATCGTGGACCTCGTCTACGCGCTTGGCGCTCGGTACCGTGCGAACGCGAGTTTCGTGATGAACTCCAAGACGGCGGGCGCGGTGCGCAAGATGAAGGATGCCGATGGGCGGTTCCTGTGGTCCGACGGCCTGAGCCAGGGCGAGCCCGCCCGGCTTATGGGGTATCCTGTGCTCATCGCGGAGGACATGCCGGATATCGCGACGGACGCGATGGCGATCGCCTTCGGCGATTTCGGAGCGGGCTACACGATCGCTGAAAGGCCTGACCTGCGGGTCCTGCGTGACCCGTTCTCAGCCAAGCCGCATGTGCTGTTCTATGCCACGAAGCGCGTGGGCGGCGACGTGACCGACTTCGCGGCGATCAAGCTGATGAAATTCGGGGTC